GCTTTGAGCGTGCTGGCGAGACTAAAGATGGCACTGAGCTATGGGCTCTGTACCGGCACTTGCCATGATGCGCAGTTGCGGCATCGGTTAAGGTCTCATTTCACTGGACTTGAGGGCTGGGTATAGCACGCACCAAAAATGTGCGCTACCCTGAACCAATGGCAGACAAACTCGTAGACATGAAGAAGTTGGTGGCCCGGTACGAGACCAATGCGTTCGGAGCACTGAGCAAGCAAGACAAGGCCAACTTGGCCGAGGATGTGGATGCGGCCCTGGAGACAGAGGCTGCTAGCATCAAGATGAATGCGGTCCCGGTCGAAGCGCGGTACTTGCCACGGCTCGCAGATATTCAGCAGAACATTTACTCGGTTCTGGAGAGTGAGAGTCGGAAGTTGGCTGATGCTAGCTTGCGCCGATACCACGAGACACTGAGCGCGGAAGAGGTTAAGTTACTTGGTGTGGTTACAAGGAGTCTTTGTCAGCTCGGAGACCTTGAAAGGGGCTTGCGACAAAACGACCAACTAAGTAGCATGAGCGATGAAGATCTTCAGAGATTGGCCGGTGAAGCCTTCAAGCAACTGGAGACCAAGGGGCAAAAGAAATGACGACCTATTATTACAAAAACACCATCACAGGTTTAGTGAGCCAAAACTCTGACTACTCTCAGCCTCAGGTTGTAACCAAGGCCGACCCGTCTACTACTACCGGCACTGAATGGTTTAGTAGCCGCATCAATCTATCAAGCGGAAGTTACCGACCCATTATCAATCAATCCAGTGGCTCATTTGGTATTGGTACCAATGCCCCCAAGCGATTGGTGCTGACGAACTTGTCCACGTCAGCCGCTTTGGTCGCGAATTATTATCAACGGGTACATACCTTTACCGGAACCACTGCCTTTAGCGCCGGGTCTACATTCACAATCGCTGGCGGCACTATGTCACATGGTGACATCACCCTTACGGGCGATGGCGGTGATTTTCTTAGTGCTGTTGATGGGGTTCTTGGCCAATACACAGCCGAAAAAATGCTTTACATAAACCTCGCGAAAACAAGCACAACAACACGTTTTTATCGAGCGATTAGTATTCAAGATACTTCAGGCGATACAGTCATCGGCGTTGTTCGCGATGGAGCAAGCATCGATTTTCCTAGCAACGGAACTGCGACCATTGATGCTTATGTCAGAACCACTTCGATGGTGCCTGTGGGTGGCCAATTGGTTCTCAACGACATGGTTCTTGCGCCGTCATCGACAGAGATTGCGCCTATCGATATTAAAGAAGAAAATGGCGGAGCTTGCGACTTTGAAATTCTGATGGTGGCCTAAGATGGCTCTCGCGCAAGAAAGACGCTTGCCCATCCGCATCCGCGTGGCTGATGCGTCCGATGCGCCGATGATTTACTCCAACTGGCTCAAGTCGTACCACGGCCAGAACAAATCGATACCAAAAGCGGTGATGAACAAGTTACATCGCCAGGTTGTGGGCAGGCTTTTGAGCGAAGCCCATACAGTCGTCGCGGTCATAGACCTGCCGGATATGGATGATGAATTCTGTGGCTGGCTATGTGCAGACCGTACCGATAGATTTTTTATATGTCACTGGGGTTATGTGAAGCGTGAATACAGAACCTTTGGCGTAATGACAGCAATGCTTAATGCGTTTGATTACAAGCGCGGCGAGCCAACGCTGGCTAGTCATGATTTTGTTCTCCGTAAAGACCTTCGGCGGCACAATATTAGCCTTGTCCCGCATCTCTGCCATGAAGGTGGCTTAGAGCAGGTCAACAAACTCTACAATGGAGAACTCAATGCAGTCAGTCCCGCTTAAGTGCATCATGCTTACCGATATCGCCAAGCCGGTATTCAATCAGAACTTCATCGACGTGCATACAAACCCACAATATGAGCTGACACTGATGGGTAACTGGATTTCGGTCAAATATGGCCAATCAGACCCTCGTTTCGTGCCAGTTCAGTCTATTTCGTGGATGGCACCGCTCAAAGCCGAGGATATGGGGGCAAAAGAGACCCCAAAAAGGGGTCGAAAACCCAAAATCAAGGCGGTAGCCGATGAGCTTCATGCGTGAGCTGGCTCTTTTCGCGGGCGCTGGTGGAGGAGTCCTTGGGGGAAAACTCCTTGGATGGCGAACCGTGTGCGCTGTCGAGTGCGACCCCTACGCCGCCAGCGTCTTGGTTTCCCGACAAAACGACGGAACCCTTGACCCTTTCCCGGTCTGGGATGACGTGCGAACGTTTGACGGCAGACCATGGCGAGGCATTGTTGACGTCGTTTCGGGCGGCTTTCCGTGCCAAGCCTACAGTAACGCCGCTCGAGGCCGACATACAGCGCGAGGCTTGTGGCCAGAAATGCTTAGAATTATTTCAGAAGTACGCCCAAGATACGCTTTTTCCGAAAACCCGAGCGAAGATGCAATCATCGAAGCTCAAGCAGACCTTGCCGCCGCCGGTTACTCTACCGCGAGAATCAAACTATCAGCGTCCTTCTTGGGTGCTCCGCATATTAGGGACAGATGGTGGATGGTTGCCGACTCCGACAACAAAAGCGAATTGGGCGGCCAAAAGTATGCAAAAGTGGAAGGGCAGCAGAAATGCCGTAATGGTCTTTGGGAAACCGACCCCCGAGAACCACGAGTGGTTGATGGGGTGGCCAATCGGATGGACAGACTTAAATGCATTGGAAATGGGCAAGTTCCATCAGTGGCAGCAGCAGCATGGGGATATTTAACTGGATATTGGGGTAATTTAGCCGATGAGCCAGCAAAACAAGCAATATGATGCGCGTCAGGTATTAAAAGAGTACCTAAAACGGCATGGTGACCTGTCCGAACTACGGGATGAGAACCCAGATGCCGAAAACCGCTCATTTGCTTGGCATAAACACCTCTTACCGCAGCAAATGGAGTATTTGCAGGACGAATCGCGCCTAAAAACGGCCCTTTGTAGTCGTCGAGCGGGTAAGACTTATGCATCTTGCTATTATCTCATCGAAACATGCATGAAATTCGCAGAATCGACCTGCGCATACATTGCATTGACCCGTTCAAGCGCAAAGAAGCTCATGTGGGCCGAATTGCAGCGTGCAAACCGCAAATATTACCTAAATATCCACTTCAATAACTCAGAACTGACTGCGACCTTCCCAAATCACAGTCAAATCATCCTCACGGGTGCCAATGATGAAGCTGATATTGATAAACTACGTGGCCTTAAATATCAGTTGGTTATTCTCGATGAGGCCGGGTCTTTTGGTCGCCACATTGATGCACTGGTTGAGGAAGTCTTGGAACCGGCGCTGATTGACTGCGATGGCACCTTGGCAATGATTGGGACTCCTACTGCAAGCTGCTCAGGATTTTTCTATGAAGCATCGACAGGACTTCGGCCCGGATTCAGTCAGCATCACTGGACCATTCTCGAAAACTCATACATCCCACACGCTGGAGAGTATCTCGACAAGAAGCGCGAGTCCAAAGGCTGGGGAGATGACAATCCAGTATACCTGCGAGAGTGGTGCGGAAGGTGGGTTAGGTCAGACGATTCGCTTGTGTACCGGTATCACAGCCACAACATTGTTGACGGCCTCCCCGATGACCATGATTTCGAATACATCCTTGGCGTCGACCTTGGATACCACGATGCAACTGCCTTCGTCGTCATGGCTTATAGTCGAGACCTACCGTATGTCTTCATCGTCGATTGCCAAAAGCAATCCAAGATGCTGCCAACCGACATTGCAGAGCGAGTCGGTGATCTTGCCGACGAGTACGAGTTTACCAGAATCGTCGCCGACACAGGTGGATTGGGTAAGTCTATTGTGGAGGAGTTTAAGGTTCGCTACGGGCTCCCTATTTACCCGGCGGAAAAAACCAAGAAGATGAGCTACATCGAGATGATGAATGCCGACTTGGCTGATGGCATCCTTAAGGTAACACGGGGCTCTGACATTTTAGATGAGTGGCAGAATCTGCAATGGGATGAAGACCACCGCAAAGAAGACGGACGCTTTGAGAACCACCTTGCCGATGCCGCGCTTTACGCATGGCGAGAGTGCAGGCACTATAGATACGAGGCCCCAGTAGAAGCCCCGAAATACGGAACCCCAGAGTACTGGGCGATGATTGAGGATAAGCACTGGGCTGACACGGCGAAGAACTTAGACCGCAATGAGTCCGATAGATGGTGGGCTGCGGGGACATCGATTGAGAGGCTACAATGATTGGTGCAAGCGCATATATGGATCAAAGATTTTGGTGGGATTCCGGCGAGGAGAGACCGCAGGATTTAATTTACTCCCTGCTTGAAAATCTCAAAGATCGAATCGAGACACGCGCTGACCATGATGTGCTTCACCTGTCTTTATTTGAGAACTACTACAACAACGCTTTAAACCCAGCAGGGTACAAAACAGGCACTCTCTTCGACGATGACCGCGTTACCTTCAACGTCATTGCCTCGTGCTGCAATACGGTCACGGCTAAGATTGCCAAAACTAGACCGCGTCCAATCTTCCTGACCAGTGGCGGCGACTTCAGCATGAAGCGCAAGGCTAAGCTACTGACAAAGTTTGTTGATGGAATGTTTTACCAGGTCGATCTTTACAATGTGATGCAGCGAGTATTTCTCGATAGCTGCGTCTTCGGCACCGGCGTTCTTAAGGTGTTCATTGAAGACAACCAGGTCAAGGTTGAGCGCGTCTTCCCTAGCGAAGTTATCGTTGATGAGTATGAGGCCCGATATGGTGACCCTCGCTCAATGTTCCAGCGTAAGGTCATGCCCCGCGAAGTGGTAGCGGGTCTTTATCCGAATCACCGCGAAGAGATTGCAGCAGCGAACCCATGCGACCCAGAAGACCGAAGCTACAATACCGGCGATATGATTGAAGTTATCGAGGCGTGGCATATCCCGTCAGCAAAAGGCGCGGATGATGGCCGCCACGTTATCTGTATCGACAACGCGACGCTCTTCGACGAGAAGTATGAGAAAGATTACTTCCCGTTTGTCACCCTCCGTTGGTCACGCCGTATGCTTGGCTTCTATGGCCAAGGTCTAGCTGAGCAACTCCGTGGCATCCAGGCAGAGATCAATCAACTACTCCTCAACATCCAGGAGCAGATGAATCTCGCGACACCGAAGGTGTTTCTGGAGCGCGGGTCACAGGTAGCAAAAGAGCAGATTAACAACCAGACGTGGGGCATCATCGAGTATGAAGGTCAGCCACCGCGTTTCTTCGTGCCTCAGACTGTAGCGGGCGAAGTGTTTAGCCATCTCGACCGACTCTACAACCGAGCGTATGAAATTTCCGGCATCAGTCAGTTGTCTGCGACGAGTCTTAAGCCTGCGGGCCTAGAGTCTGGTGTTGCCTTGCGTGAGTACAGCGACATTGAGACCGAGCGTTTTGTGATTGTTGGGCAGGCGTATGAGTCGGCATTCTTAGAGATTGCACGTCAGATGATTGACCTAGCCAAAGACGCATCCGAAGAAGGCAAAACCTACGAAGTCATCTCCTACGGCGATAAAGAGATTGAGAAGATTAAGTGGTCTGATATTAACCTGCGTGAAGACCAGTACCGAATGAAGGTATACCCGGCGAGTCTTCTCCCGACCACGCCAGCCGCACGTTTGCAGACAGTCATTGAAATGTCGCAGGCAGGTTTGCTTGATAAGGCGGAGACTCGCAGTCTTCTCGACTTCCCAGACATTGAGCAATACAACAAGCTGGCAACAGCTCCACTTGATGAAGCCGAGATGCTGGTCGAAGAGATACTGGAGAAGGGCAAATATTACCCGCCTGAGCCTTTCAGTAACCTGCAACTTCACCTACAGTTCTTTCAGCGGGCTTATATCGAGGCGAAGATTAACGGTGCCCCTGAAGACCGTTTGGATTTGATGCGTCGATATATGCAGGAGTGCTTTAAGTTACTCCAACCACCAGCGCCGCCTGTCGCTGCCATGCCAGGAGGGCCAACCCCAGTTGCTGGTGGTTCGCTACCTACCGAACTAACGCCTACGGCAACACCGCCGAAGGAAGCCATTGATGCGCTGGCAGAAGCAGAATTGCCAGCCCCACAAGTAACTGGCACCGCGCTAGAAGGTGTGCCAGTTTAAGGAGAGAATATGACTGAAGAGGGTCAGATTGCAGAAGAGGTTCAACCAGTTCCTGATATGGGAGAATCTTCTGGAGGAGTTGATGGACGAGCCTCTGGAGGAGGCGACGTTTCACATGAAACAACTGGAGCGGATGATAATCACGATGGAGTGGAGAGCAGCAATGCAGGAACTCCGCCCGAACCAGCGCCCGACCCATTCAGCAGGCGATTTGCCCAACTAGCTCGCGAGCAGAAGAAGTTGCGCCAAGAGCGCGACGAGATGAAGCGCATCCAGCAAGAGCTTGATGCACGCAAAGGTACGGTCTCATCGTTTGACGACCTACAGCGACTTGCCCGCGATAACCCTTACGAAGTCATGCAGAAGCTAGGGTTAGACTACGAAGCCCTTAGCCGACAAGTCCTACAAGATGGCGAGATTACCCCTGAGCAGAAGATGGCGGGGGAGATGAAGCGTCTTCGAGATGAGATTAACGCCATGAAGGCAGAGCGAGCAGAGCTTGTGAAGCAGGAAGAGGCGAAGAAATATCAGGACACATACGGTCGTTTTGTTGACGAGATCAAAAGTTTTGTGGACAATACAAGTGAGTTCGACTTCGTCAAAGCTAACAATGCTTACCACGTCGTCGCTGAGGTGATGCAAGAGCACTACAACAGCACGCAGGAAGTAATGAGTTATGACGATGCTGCCAAGATGGTTGAAGACTACTACGAGGCTGAAGCAGAAAAGTACCTCGCAGTACCGAAACTAGAGCAGAGACTCAAAGAGCGATACGCTCCAGCGAAAACAGAGCCCGTGGCTGGGCAAGCAGAAGAAGAAGCTCAGGCTTCTGAGAAAAGGCCACCAAAAACATTAACAAATACCCAGGTGCAAAGGGCACCAGGGGATAAGCCCGCGAAGCTTAGTAAGCAGCAGTCTATTGATGTGCTGGTTAATAAGTACGGGTCCAGTCTGTTTCGCCAGGGGTGAGAATAACTCGCTCCTGATAGGAGTTAGTTATGACAGTTTTATACGGAAATGGGTTAAACCTAGATACCGTCACCCAAGCCCTTAAAGAACACTATAAGCCTTTGACCGTTAAAAATATGGTCTACAAGGACAATCCTTTTCTCGCGCTGGTTAACAAGTATGAGCGTTTCGGTGGTGAAAACATGCCGATTCCAACTCAGTACGGAATTGCAAACCGCCGTTCTGCTGACTTTCAAACTGGTCAGCTTCTCGGCACCGGAACTGCTCTAGCGCGTTTCGTGCTCACTCGTGTGAAGGATTACTCTTTCGCAAGCATTACCGGCGAATCTATCAAGGCTACTGAAGGAAGTGCGGACGCATTCTTGAAGTATGCAACTCTTGAGATTGACGGCGCTATTCAGTCACTTACTCGATCGATTGCGATCGGTATGTATGGCGACGGTTCAGGTTCAATCGGTACTGTTGGAAGCATCCCTGACAACACTACTGGTACCAACCGAACCATTACGCTAGCTAACGTTGAGACTGTCACCAACTTTGAAGTTGGCATGGTTCTCAAGTTTGCAAACGACGCTGCAACTAACCCTGACCCCGATACCTTCACTGTGACAAAAGTTGACCGTGACACAGGTATCCTAACAGGTACTATCGCCAACGGCGGTAACGGTGCTCCGACCAACCTTCTTTTCCAAGACGGTGACTACACTGCCGGAGGAAACAGAAAGAAAATCTCAGGTCTTGAAGCTTGGATTCCTGCTGGTACTCCAGCGGCAAACTTCTTCGGCGTGGCTGATAGAACTGTAGACCGTACCCGTCTTGCAGGCGTTCCTTTTAACGGTGCTTCTCAGCCAATCGAAGAGGCACTTATCGGTGCAGCAAGCCGTCTTGCTCGCGAAGGTGGCTCACCAGACGTTTGCTTCATGGACTACACTCAGTTTGCAAACCTTGAGAAAGCTCTTGGCTCTAAGGTTGTTTACGACAAAGTAAGCAGCGACGACGCTGATATTGGCTTCCAAGCTCTCAGCATCATCGGACCAAAAGGCCCAATCAAGATTATTGCTGACCAGAACTGTACTCCAAACGTTGCATACATGCTTCAGATGGATACCTGGACACTCAACAGCCTTGGCGCTGCTCCACATATCCTTGACCTTGATGGCAATCGTATGCTTCGTGAAGCTAACAACGACGCTTATGAAGTCCGAGTTGGTTTCTACGGAAACCTTAGCTGCAATGCACCAGGATACAACAGCCGCGTCGCTCTAGCATAAGGAGAGTGAAAGATGGCTAACAGAACTTTTCAAGACGTACAGGCGGTGGAGCGAGAGGTTAAAATTCTCGCCACGACTATTAGCGGTGTTAATGGCGCTACCTGCACTGCAACACCTAGCCTTGGCATCTCAAAGGTAGCGCAAGCTACTGGAGACGTGACCATCACGTTGGATGACAAGTACAATCAACTGCTTTGCGCTCAAGTCACTTTAGGTGATGGCGCAGGTGGTGCAGGTGCTTTGACTGCGGCAAAGATTAAAAGTGAAGATGTTGATGGCGCTAAAACCGTTGTTATCGATACGACGGGAACAGCAAATGCCAACGATGAACTGCACGTAACCTTGTTCCTTAAAAACACAAGCGTGCCACGCTGATGAAGGGCAAGGGCAAAGGCCTTGCGGTCATGATTCTGGAGAAAGCCAAAGGCAAAGATGCTGAAAGCTCTTCAGATGATGATTACAGCAAGGCAAAAGAAGATGCGGGCAAGCGTATGGCTATGGCCATCAAGGAAGAAGACGGCAATGCGTTCGTCGAAGCTCTTGATGACTACCTAGACATGCGCATGTAAGGAGTGGGGCAATGGCGACGTTCACTGAATCTGATTTAAGAACTCGTGCGCGTCGCCGCGCCGACATGGAGAATAGTACCTTCGTAACGGACGCGGAGATTCAGGACTACCTGAACTCAAGCATCTCCGAGTTACATGACTACATGGTCAAAAGCTACGAAGACTATTTTGTCTCTGAGCAAGCTTATAGCGTCCCCATTGCGACCGGGGGCGCTAACTTGCCAGACGACTTTTACAAGGCTCTGGGCGTTGATTACAATTCCGGTGGGATTACATCGACGCTCAGGGCTTACTCCTTCTCTGAGCGAAACGTCTACAATACGCCCTATGCAGTTATCGATCGATTGGCTGAGCCAATGTACAAGGTCGAAGGGAACAAGATTAAACTTATTCCCAACAACTCACAGTCTGGCTCTATCACGCTCTACTATGTCCCGCAGGCAACGCAGTTTTCGTCTACGGTGACAGAGATTGAGAATGTAATCCCTGGCTTTGAGGAGTACGTGGTTGTGGCGACTGCAATCCGTATGTTGATGAAAGAGGAGTCTGACGTTTCCGCCCTGGAGCGTGAGCGTCAGCAACTCGCTAGTCGTATTATCAGAGCCATCACACCACGTGATGTAAGTGGCTCGTTTGCTATTCGCGATGTTCGCAAGGGTCGATTCAGAGACGACTTTATTCTTCGCTACTAGGGGGTGACGTATGACTAGGTTCTATAGTCAATTTCATTTGTCATCCGATGCAAACAATCTTCAAAATGCTGTTCTTAAACTTGCTCGTGGCCTTGAAGAAGCGCCGTTTCAGTACGGGGTTTTACTTGAAGGTGTAAAGTTAAAGACGGGTCAAGATAATCAAGTTGGCCATTCTCTCAGGCATAAAGCTGCGGGTTACTTTGTATTAACGAAAAGTGCGCAGGCTGATATATTCGACGGAGTTAATGGCATAGGTGAGTCGCGTGAGCATATAAAACTTCGGTGCAGCGCGGATGTTACCGTAAATCTTTGGGTATTCTAATGGCGCTCCAGAAAAAAACCTTATCGCTACCATTTAGCTCTGGCCTTGATGAGAAGTCTTCATTTGTTACTTCTCAGCCTGGTGCGCTTAGTAATGCTGAAAACGCATCAATGCTAAAGACTGGTCAGATAAGCAAGCGAAACGGCTACAGCATCCATAGAGATAGTGAGTCTGTCGATGATGGAGAAGGCGGCACGACTATCTACCGTTTTCAAAACGGTACCGCTATTGGTAAATTTAAAGATCAAATGATCGTATCTGATGGTCAGCAGCTTTACACCGAATATGCTAGCGGAGCATTAAAGAGAAGCGGTGATTTCCTAAACTGCGAATTTAAAAATGAGTCAGTGTATAATGCTGACTTTAAAAAAGTTGGAGCATTTAAACTTCAGCAATATACGATTAGCAGCAAAGTTTACAACTTTGTGGCGTGGGTTGAAGTAACTCCTGTTGGCCCCCTTTCTGGTCAAGCGTACGTTATTTATGCTGGTATTCAAGAAGACGACACTAAGACGTGGGTTCGTGACCCAATTATTGTAGACAGTGTTACAAGGGCATCTTTAAATTACAAGGAGGGGATCTCGCGGCTTCCTTCTGTGCATCTTCAGAAAATAGGCACTGACGCTTATATTGTTTACTCCATCTATGACTCTGGGTCTTCTAAGAATAAGATTAAGATTGCCAGAGTGGAGATGAACAGTCTCCCTAACTGGACAGGTGCAGCGCCAATCACGAAGAATGATCTTCTTGATAATGCAGGGACGCCCGCAGTTCTTCAATGCGACGAAGTCCTGTCGTCAATTAGCGTAGAGTCTGTTAATGACAGTGGTTCCGAAGCAATCTTTGTTGCGTTTCATCTTTACGCTTCGCCTTCTGTGACCACAGTAAAGCTCGCCAGGTATCGCCAATCCGATATTAACGGCGGTACCTATAAAGCACATCAGTATGTTGATGTAACCACTACGGTTAACATGACTAAATCGTCTATTCAGAATGACGGTTTCGCCATTGTCCCGGGATTAGCTTGCCGTGTCGACCCCGATGACACGCACACAAACAAACTTTCAGTTTATTACACGCGAGAAGCCAGTAAAGCGGGTTCATACAAAGTAAGCAGCACGGCATTTGACCCAGCGTCCTTATCATCAAGTCCTGTTACTTTTGACTTTGACCCTAGCGATGGCGCGATTTTGCATAATGCTACACATGTACAAATGGGTACAAGTTCAGAGGCGTATTACTATTTAACAGTGATTCATCAGCCTATTAATGCCAGCTCTACTCCTCGCCAAAATCACAGTGGTCTTGATGAAGATTCTGATACTGGTGGATTGCTTGAGATTGGGGATATAGAATGCGGCTCAGGTCACTCAACCCCAACAACTGATTTCATAGTGGATGTGACCCCTGCTGGAGGCGGTACTGCTACATCTGCTAAAGCAAAGTTATATCTAGGTTATTCAAGGTTAATCGGGGCGCACGGCGGATTTACGGTTTCAATCTTAGAGCCTGGGTCAGGTTTTGAGTATAATCTTTTATCGTTATCTTCAAATACTGAGAAGGCGATATTAACGTCAGCAGAACAAACAAATTTAGAGACTGCTATAAATACAGCTCTTTCCCCAAGTCATGCTTTTACCTATGCAGACTCTTTCGTTAATTTAGATAAAACATCCGTAAAACCATTAGCACATACTGTCTATGCTGCTTTTGGAGATAGAACTAGCACAGGCCAAAAGTCATCGTATGTGCTGGCTCAAAACGCTACACTCGTATGCGATGCTATGAGGTTTAATGCATTTAATGCAAAGTCTGGTGTAGGTAGTGGACTAGGTAAAACTCCTTACGTTGTTATCTCCAGGACTAATGCCGATGGCGCTGACTTCAACACTGTCGAATACCTAGTTAGGCCAGATACTACACTCACTGGAAACATTCTTTACAAAAGTATTGTTGGCGCAACTGTGCCCACACAAGGCTGCTTGAATCTCACTGATGACTATCAGGCCCGAATCTCTGCAAACTATCGATTGCTCGATGGTATTTCTCGGGTATCTCAGACTGGAGCATCTGGTCTTGGCACTGTTTCTAAGTTTGTATTTGGATCAAATAGATTAGCTACTGAAGGGTTCTTCGCAGAGACTCAAAACATTACAGCAGCAACTATGTCTGAAAAATACAAAGATCAGACATACACTGGCTCAATTACAGAGCTTAACCTTGATCCAGATAGAGATCACAAGTTTCTTGATGTTGGCAATGCGCTTCTTGGATCAGGCGGTGTTCTTTACAGCTATGACGGCGTTGATGTTGTTGAGAATGGTTTTTACGAGTACCCAGGAATAACTACACTTGTTGGTTCGGCCTCAAATTACTTGAGCAGGCTCTCATCGGCTAAAACTTATTCTGTCTCGTTCACCTACGATTACGTGGATGCGCAGGGTAACATTCACTTCTCTGTAAATACGCCGATTCAACAGGTTGATTTAGGTGCAAATGACAGCATTATTATCGCAAGAGTTTACGGGTTAGACCTTACAACTAAGTATCTTAAAACTCGCGTTACTATGTATCGGTCTGGAGTTAACGAAGGGCCATTACTTAAGAAGGTATCGTCTATTCTTATGAACTCAAATGACTCGGTGATTACTTTTATCGACCGAGGAGAGACCGAAGAAGAATACGAGCAGCTTCCAATTATTTATACAACAGGTGGGGTTTTACCTAATTACCAACCTGGCTGTGTTACTGATCTTATTGAGCACAAAGGCAGAGTCTTTGTAACTACACCAACTGAGTTTGTTCGATTCTCAAAACCACTGACCCAAGGGGAAGTCTCAGGGTATCCATTGCCGCAGTTTGTAATTGACATACCTGGCGATGCTGGTGAGATAACAGGCGTTGAGTCAAACATAAACTTTCTTACTTTGTTCACCAGGAACAATGTATTTGCTGTACAGGGCGATGGCCCCAATGCAATCGGCCAGGGATTCTTTGCCCAGCCGTCTTTGATTGGAGCAGGCCAAGGGGCGATTCCTGGTAGTCCGCATCTATCTCACGCCTTTGGCACTTTTTATGTAGCAGACAGGGGAATCTACCTGATTACCACCAACGGTCAGATTCAATATGTTGGTGCGCCGGTTGAAGACCTTGTAAATACATATGGTGTAAAAAACATAACCGTCTTTGATTATCAAAATGAGATTCGTTTTGCTGGCGAATCATTAGACGGAAATAATGTAGCCATGCTGGTCTACAACACATTCTTTAGGCAATGGACTAATTGGACAATTCAGGATTCCACCAGTGACGCATTTGCAGGTCAGGTCTTTGATGGTTCAGGTGGTGATCCTAAAGAAGCGCATTACATCCTAAAGAAGTCAGGTAAGATTATCCGTCAATCATCTACGTTGTTTCGCGACCAAACAGCTTTAAGCCCCGTCGCATACAGCGAGTACAGGTTAGACATAACTTTAAACAACTTGTCTATGGCTGGTCTGCAATCCATTCAGCGTGTTTACCGAATGTTGTTGTTGTTCCAAGAGTTAAATTCAACAACGTTTACAATTTATTTGACTGATGATCGTGGCAACACAGACGAATACAACATACTGGCTGATGCTTTTCCGACCGATCAATTACGGATACATTTATCAAATCAAAAGAGCCGATACGTGAAAGCGCGTATTCGGTGCAGCGCAAACGTATCCGACTATGAAGGTGTTACTCTTAACGGAATTGCCTTTGAAGTTGGTTCGCGTGCGGGAACCTTCAAGTTGCCAGCAGCTCAAACAGCCCCGGAGATATAAATGGAACCAGAAGCTCAACTTATCGCAGCACAGGCTGCTGAAGAACTGGCAAGACAGCAAGCCACTGGTCAGGTTGATGAGATTCAGCGTGGTCGTATGGCGCAGCAGATTCTTGGTGGTGCAGCACAGCAGGCAAAGGCGCGTGAAGCGCAACAGAGGCAGGCAGAATTTGCTCGTCGTAAAAGACTTGGCGATGTTGTCGCGGCTGGCGAGGCAGAAAAGCGATTGCGTAAATATCGCAAGAAGACGCAAGATATTGGCCGTATGTTTCAGGCGGGTCTTGGTACTGCAAGCGCATTAGCAGGACAGTATGGTAGTTACCTGGCCGAGCAAAGTGCTTTAGCAGAGGGCTTGAAGGCTGCTGAAGCCAAGGGCGGTGTTCAGGGAGCGGTCGACTTCCTTAACGAGAACCCTAACTATGATCCAGGGCAGGATACGCTTCAGAGATTGTACGCTGGCTCTCAGATGGGGCAGCAGGATGCTACTAAAAGAGCGATGGAGCAAGAAGCGTTAGCTAGAAGTGTTTTTAATGCAGCATCGGCAAGACGCTTTGAAAGACAGTTTGATCCTGAATTTTCTATAATTAGAGGCGATGCTCCTGACATGATTTCGCCTTTGGCAGCAAACATTGAGTCTACGCGCCTTGATGATTCAGCGACATTAGGGCCTTCTGGTATAGTTTCTGGTTTCGATGCAGCGGTCTCCCCTACACGACAAACCATGACGCCCTATGAGGAGTCTGCAAGAGCAGCACTAACAATGAACCTTCAGGGTCAGGACGAAGGCCTTTCAAAGTTAAATACTTTTCTCGACAAATTTCGTTCCGGTGTAGCTACTCCTGACGACGTGGCCAATTATTACGGCGACATTGCGGATTTTGCTCAAAAGACAAAATCTTTAGAGTACATACTCAACAACGCTACAATCAGCGATGATTTGCGCATGAAGGTTGCCCGAGACATGCAGAGAAGACAAAATATTTACGAAGACCTAATGGGCACAATTCAGGCCGGTGTTAAGTTTGGGGGTATGTAATGGCAGATAGATACGAAGAACCAACCGGCGCTCCGGGGCAAGAAGTAACCCCTGAGAGAAACCAACCTGCTTACACTGGTATTCAAAACAATGCTTACCGCAATCAAGAGTCTCTGCGCTACAGGGGGCAACAGGCAGGATTAGAAGGTCCGCAGCTTCAGCAATTTATGCAATTAGGCAGAGAGGCTCGCGATCTTCGTCGTCGTGATCGCAGAAGCCAAGCAGCCCAAGATATTTTTCGCCAACAGCGCGAGCTTGCAGCAGCTCAGATGGGTGTCGGTGCAGCAGCGCGTGGCCCATTTGCCGGAGCAACTCAGCAGGCGGCGCAAAGAGCAGTGGGGGCCAGTGGTGCGCAAGCAGCAGCGCAAGCAGCAGCAGCAGACTTAGCGCGTCTACGCCAGGCTGATGAAATGATGCAGCAGTTGCAGACTCAGGGCGAAATTCAAAAGTATCAAGAAGAGCAGGCTCGAAAAGCAGCAGAAGAAGAGCGAAATTCAATGTTTGGAGGCGGAATAGGCAGTGCTATTGGTGCTGGATTAGGTGCTTTGGGCTTCTTTGTTAACCCTGCCGTTGGTATGGCAACTATGTCTGCGGGCGGTCAGCTTGGGGGTGCTTTTGGCCAGATGGTTTCTGACGAAAACATGAAGTCCAACATCAAGGATGGGAATGCAAAGACCCGCAAGATGCTAGACGCTCTCTCCGCTAAGGAATACGATATTGGTGGGGAGCGCGACTACGGCGTGATGGCGCAAGACATGCCGAAAGATATGGTTAAAGAAGTCGGTGGCGTGAAGACGATCCCTGAAGGTTTTGGTAAGTTGCTCGCGGGTATGGCGAACCTTAACGACCGTATCAAAAAACTGGAGGGTAAGTGATGCCGAGACCACGAGGGGATAATGTAATCAATGAAAATTTCATCGCCGAATCGATAAAAGATGAAGTTGAGCCCGATCCGCTGACCTTTAGAGATGTTTATCCAGAAAGATTTAGGTCGGGGCTTGATCCTGATCCAATGAGTTTTCAATCAATATTGCCTGAGCGATTTGAGCAATTATCAAACGAAGAAAAACTAGAACTTTTAACTGAAAGGCAGAAAAGATCTATTGGCCCAATAGCTAGAGTGCGGGGGCAATCACGATTCGATCCCATAGATGAAGATGATATAAATCAATTTCTCATTGACTCAATTTCAGAAGATGTAGAGCCGCCTCTTACAGAAACAGAGAAACGTCTTCGTAGAGATGCCACTTTCGTAGGCCCCCCAGTGGTCGATCCCCTGCGCCCTGTTCCGCCACGAACTCCTTACGCTTTAATGTCTGACGAAGATGCTCCTATGTCTCGGGCTACTTTAGACACGACTAAGCCGGATTTGTCCGAGTTTGAAGATTCTGCGGAAGAGCGCGGCTCACAACAAAGACGTTTTGTTGAAGACTATTTAGCAAGAAGCGCAACAGGCAGACCTGCTCCATCAAGGTATACGCCAAAAGTATTCGGCTTAGATCCAGAGATTGCAAAAGAGCGAGAGCGTGTCCGTGGTGACCTTGCTCGAAAAGAGCAAGAGATAGAAGAGATGAAGGAGACTGATAGACTCCTCAAAGCTCGCGAAGAAAAAGAAAGATCGATAAAAAATCTGCAAGCGGCTGAAAAGATGGTCAATGAGTACAGGCCAACTGACCGTGGTCCTTTGTCAACAACCGGGTCAAAGGTTGCTGCTGCTATTGCAATTGCACTGGGCGAGGCAGCCCGTGGTTTTCGCGGCGGTCAAGGTCGCAATGTAGGGATGGATTTGATCAATCAAGCGATTGACCGAGAAGCCAAGCGACAACAGGACGAATATAACCGGCTTAAGGATCGAGCTAACTTTGCCAACAACATCTACGCTAGAGCGTTCAAAGAGTTTGGTAGCGCTGAGGCTGCTTTTGAGACAGCAAAGTCTGCCTTGTGGAATCGAGCATATCAAACTGCTGATATTCAACTGAAGTCATTACGAGACGACGCTGCTGCTGATCGATTTCTTAAGCAAGCATTGAACAGCCGTGAGATTCAAAAAGCGAAAAGCCAAGACGCAATCAATAAGCTTAGAGCAGCCCCTGGAGGCTTAAGCGACAGTATGCGAATGGCAGCCAGAAACGCAGCACAGAAATCCAAAGGACTTGTGAGTGAATTTAAGTCAGCTAGGGGATTATTGAAGTCCGTAAGAGCTAACGACGCAACACGTAAGGCGCTCTCGGTCTTTGCTGCGGCTGATAAAGATGGCGTGACGACCCAAATGCTTACAGCATTTGGGGTATCGATGAGTGATGATTTCCAAAGGCTAGTTAACTTTTATAACAGAATTAACGCTATTGCCTTTGCTCAAGCCGCTGAAGGTCAGGCAGCATCGTCTATCTCTAATAAGGACGTTGGAATCTTTAGAAACCTTTTGGCTAACCCGTCGATTAGCAGTGATGAGATCAATAGATACTTGAGTTTCTTGCAAGACAAGGCCAGCGCCAACGCAGTATTCAATGATCTGATCGTGGGAAGAAAAGACATAGAGGAGGCTCAACTAGCCGCCGATGCCTATATGGTTAATGTTCTTGGATATAAGCAACGTGACGATGGCTCTTTCTACAAAGGCAACTTTGACTACAATAAGTCGTCGGATTTGGCCGAGAGTTATGGAAGTCTTGAGATCACTGAAAGGTTAACTAAGTAGCAATGGCTAAGCCCACAGAGGATAAGCAAGTCGCTTACTTTGAGGTTGATGGTAAGCCATACGGCGTCCCTATGGACGACGAAGCAACCCTTCGTGCCTTTGTAAATGACCCCAATGCTAAGCAAATTAGTCCTTATGAAGTAGATGTATTGGTCGAAACGGCCAAGATGAAAGAGGAGCCTTTGCTTGGTAGGCTTGAGGCCCTAGGCCGAGGGGCTGTGTCTGGTGCTACTATTGGCCTTGGTCAATTAGCTATGGACCCCGTGGAGCTTGCAGCCTCTAAAGAAGCCTATCCGTATTCTTTCTATGGCGCTGACATAGGCACAGGCGTCGGTGCATCTATCTTGTCGCTGGGGTCACTTGGCAAGGCAAGGCTTGGAATTGAAGCCTTAAAAGCCGCAGGCAAAAGCACATTGGCCAAGGAAGTGCTTCAGGGTGCTCGAGCGTTATCGAAGATTACTCCTACAGGCATGGTTAGTCAGGTAGGGGGTGTTGGAGCAAAAGTGCCTCTTGCCCTACAGGGCACCAACCCTGTTTCTGCAACAGTGCGCTCAATGACTCCGTTTGTGATTCAGGGTGCGGTTGAGGGTGCAGCAGGTGGCTTTGGGTATGGAGCAGCTGATAAATATTTAGAAAACCCTAATGCTACGGCTGAGACCCTTCTTGCATCAGGCTTAGATTCTGCTTCTGCCGGTGGAGTTATTGGGGCAGCAATACCAGCAGGTTTGACCGGATTAAAAACTCTTGGAGCAGGAACAGTTAAAGGCGCTAGTGGCATTGCAAAGTCTATCTATGGGTCTGCCGCTGAAAAATACGGAGAAGGTTTTTCTGACAAATTGAGCGCGTTCATTGCGTCTGAAACCCCTGAAGTACAAGAGGCGCTCGCTCAAGAGATTCGCAAGGTAGTTCAATATGGTGAAAACTATTCAGATATTGAGCGACGAATTAAGTCAGTGCAGGAATCTGCCAGGATTATGCGAGAGCAAGGTCTTGAGTCTCGTGACATTACAAAGCGTCTTAATGCTGAAATTAAAGAGATCAAGGATCAAATCAAAGCCCTAGACTCAACTGAAGTAAAAGAAGCCAATAAGAAACTAAAAAGTTTGCTCGACACCTCAAAGAAGCAGACACAGGACGCTTTGAAGCAAGGCGAGCTAGCTCTTACTGACGAGGCCCTTAAGCCGATACGAGAAGCAGCAGAACAATTCGAAGCGATTCTTGGACCTGGAGGGTTGGGAGACACTAGCCGCAAAGTTTTTGAAGGCAAAGAATACGTTGCGGTCTCAATGATAGACGATGCCATTGGTCGCCAAATTGACGATCAGATTGCTCAAAGAGCGATTGGTGAACCTTTTGAGTTGGCCCAAAGTATGGTCCAGGCTCAAAATAGAAGTATTGACGCTTTTCGTACTGTAGCGGCTACAGTCTTGCCTGATAGTGCAGGCCGCAAAGAATTGTTAGGCGCTATCAACGGCATTGAGCAATTGCGTAATCAAATACAGGCAAAGCTCAAGAGCGGCACAGTCACGGTAGATGATGTTAAAAATTTCTATCTCGCCGAGAGACAACTTATTCGAAGATTAAATGAAGTACCAAATGCGTTTAGGTCTAAAGCGGTTGCGGCAGATAAAGCAGCGACCAATCAAGTAATCAAAGCAAAAAATTTCCTTGAGTCTTTTCATCAGGGACCAGTATTTGGAAAAGCTGCCGAACTTGAGCGTGCTAGGAATCAAGCAATTGCTCCGATGAGGCAACTTATAAATAGGCTGCGTGGTGCTAAGAAACCAGGGCAAATAGAGGCAGGCGCTGAAGATATTGTAAGCTTAGCAGTCAACTCTAACAGCGGTTTAGATGAAATATCTCGCGTGACTCAAGAGATAATGGGTGATGAGTTTTCTGCAAAGCTCATGCGTTCATTTGGTTTTGCTAAGTCAAAGGCGGAAGAAGCACAAAAATCACTTGAGGCGATAGCAGATTTCCGAGGTGCAGCGAATCAGATTAAAACCCTCCAGCCAGGGCTTGATCCTGTGACAGTGCCGCAGCTTCCAGGCACGTCTTCTGATGAAGTTATATCTAAAGCATACGATGACCTAAATGCTGCGCTATTGAAGTCGGTTGATGATTTTATGTCACCGGAAGCGTTGCAAGAAGCTCAAAGGCTTAAGGGTAACCTAGATCTTATGGAGGATTTAAAATTATCTAATTCTCCAGGCGGTAATATGTTTCGAGCCAGACTTAATGAAAAACTTAAGCGTGACCCAAATCTAATTGCAGCTCAGTATGACGAAAACATTAAGGAACTATTACGCTATCGAGCCTCATCTTCCCCTGGCGGCTTAGACTTACTGGATGCCGTAGCTGCAATTGACCTGGCCACAGGTCTGCCCATCCCCAACTCAGTAAGCGGAGCCATAATTGGTCTGAACCGCTTGAAGGGCAAAAACTTAGGAGCGTTGCAGTCTATCGCCAGAGTAGCTCAAACAGTTCGCAAAACAGATGAAAACATAAATAAAGCAGCAGATTGGGCGTTGAATGCGGCGGTGCAGGGTAAGAAACCCAGTGAATATATTCAAGGAACTTCTATCTTAGGCAAGATTCTAGGTGTGACGATAGGTAAATCGTATCGTCCATCAGAGGGGGAGTAATGGATAAAGAGCTGTACAAAAGGTCTGTAGCCAAAATTAAAGAACTCCGTGACAACCCAGAGAAGCTTGAATTTGCTATGAATCAAGCTACGTCTGAGTCTTTGCCTATCTTCAACGACGCCATGCAGGGCACCGTAACAAGGGCATTCACCTATCTTTCAGAGAAGGTCCCTGAACTCGCGCCACAAGCACCTTTTGACTTGTATGAGCCAGAGCCAACACCCGAGCAAATGGAAAACTTTGATGCTGCGGTTCGAGTCATTAACGACCCCATCAATACGTATTTCTATCACCTAGCGACCAATACATTGTCGCCTCAAGTGACAGAGCCATTTCAGGCAATCTATCCAGACCTGTATGCACGGGTCACAGATGCCGCGATGGAAAAGTTTATCGAGAACCGCAAAGAACTACCCTACGCATCTCGTGTGCAGATGGGCCTAGCTTATGGTGCGGGCATGGAATCCACGGTCTCTCCTGAGTTCGTGGCAATGAATCAACAATTGTACGCACCCGCTGGCCAAGAGCAGCAAGGTGGCGTTAATATGACACAGGGGGGAGTAGGCAAGCTCAGCAAGTCAGCGGCAGCTTACGAGACCCCCGGACAACGTATGATGGGGGCCTGACATGGCAACAGTAATTGAAGGACAATCAATCTATGTAGGGCAAATCGTTAAGAAGGTGACAAGCGATTCTACGTCAGTCACAGGCCCCACGTTCGAGATGAGCCATAAGGACAAGGTAACCGTAGCTATCCGCAACGTTAGCGGTCCAGACATTAGCGCAGTTAAGCTTATGCGCATCTTTAGTGATGGCACTGCATCCGAAGAGTCTTCTTCAGCAGGACCTTTCTCTGCTGGTAATGGCCCAACCTTTGCGGTGACCTACAACATTCCTAAGTTCCGCGTAGACTACACAGTTGCAAGCTCATCTGCGGGCGTAGTTCTTATCGAAGTCGAAGGAGGGGTAGGAGCATGACCCAGACAGTTGTTAATGTTCCTGCTGTTGCTGGCGGCGGCGGCAAGATGGGCGAGGGTGACTTTTTCAGCACCACTGCCGGAGGCGCTATCACCATCGACTTTGCCAACGGCTACTATCAGCGCATCACTTTAAACGCGGCTATCACCGACGTGGCTTTCTCTGCGGTGCCTGCTAGTGAAGGGCGCTCGGTGGTCGTGGATTTTATTCAGCCTAGTTCTGGCACGACCTACGGCGCATCATTCCCTGGCATCAAGTTCGACTCTGGCATTGCGCCGACACTCAGCACTGGCAATAGTGACGTAGACCGCATTGCTTTTGACCTGGTTAACGATGGCGTAACTACTACCGAATACGGCCACGTTCTCGGCCTGGATATGCAGTAATGGCACCACCAAAGGACATAGCTCGGAGCTATCCAAAGCGCGGCTTGACGGCGGATGTAGGGTTTCGGAGTGAGCCTACTTTTGTGAGTGAAGGCTCGATTGAGTTTGTTGGTTACAGCAGCGGTGGTGGTCCGTTTATTAACTACTCTCTAGATAAGACCTTTAGTGCCTTTACCGTCGCAGCTTGGGTATTGATGGATGGCACCAGCACTTACAATATTTTTATGAGAGCAGGCGGTGGCGGCTCTTTTGGCGGTAGTGTGGCCTTCGGGTGGATCAATGGCACCACGTTTCCCCAATTAAGATTATTTGACAAAACAGGCATCTCATACATCCCGACTCAAGCATTCCCCGAAGTCAAAGGCCAATGGTGCCATGTGGCTTGCACGATTAACAGTGCGGGTGACACCATTAAGATGTACGTGAATGGGATCGAGGCAACTGGATTGACGCAGCCGACAGCGGGCAATGAAATTGAAATGCCTGGGTCGGATGGTTCGAGCATTGGTCACTTTAACGTTGGTTCTTTTCAGTACAGTGCCACTGTGTCATCCTTGGGTATCGGTGGCAAGATGGCGAACTTCGGCTTGTATGATGCCGAACTAACGCAAGATCAAATCATTCAACTTATGCGCTGCAATGATTTTGCAACTTGCTCCGCAGTAGCAACACCAGCGGTATTCTTTGAGCTGTTCGAAGACAATACAGATTCAACCGGTAACGCTGTGAGCATTGTCGATGCCGGAACACCGTCCTATGGGAACACCTACGCCCAACTCCCCCGCGGTCTCGATTTGGCACGCGGCGCGGCAATGGCGCGAGTGTATACGGGCAGGGCAATCGAGCTAGACGGGTCGGCGGATTACTTACAAACAACGCTAGACTCTGCCCTTGGCACGACATTCACTGTTTCGTCTTGGGTATACCGTACTAGCCCAGTAAGCGGATTTGATGTTATCTGGGAAACCGGTACCTTTGGAGCAAACGCTGCTTTGCGACCCGCTATCAAAAACACTAACGAGGGGCTTATAGATTTAAACGACAACGCAGGTGTTGCTGTTAGTACAAAAGGGGTGGGCTTAGATAGATGGGCTCACGTTGTCATTTGCGCCATTTCTGGGGCGGGTAACACCAAGATTTATGTGGACGGTGTTGATGCAACTCCGGCATCACATAGCGTTTTTGTAAATGCGACCAATCCGCTTTTTGAGATTGGTCGATACATCGGCGGCGCTCACTACTTCAAGGGCTACATCTCAGACGTCAGAGTCTTTAACTCAACCCTTACAGCCGACCAAGTAAAAGAGCTTTATCACTACCCAGAGAAAGTTCTTCCTACCGGCGTTAGTGCATCCAATTTGATACATCGTTGGGCGTTGTCGGACTATAACGACACCGGCGCTACAGGTGGCCGATACTTCCAAGATTCCGCTGGCAGTAATGCGATGGAAGATAAAAGCTCTGCTGCCATGGCCTTCGCTCAACCCGTACCGTGTCCGCAACTGGGATTGCAGCAGAGTGCGACGCGGCTTTTTTTCTCAGGCGGGACTCAAGGAGCGACGGCCACAATCACAGCACCAGGAACTACGGTTAGTTTTTCGGCTTGGGTATTCTGGGACCAAGCTCGAACATCATACGCCATAAACATTGGGGATGTTGTCAGTACTTCGGGCGATGGATTCCAAATAAGGATTAACGCATCGGGGCAAATCACGATGTATCAAAGAGATGGAGGCGGTGTTAATCAAGAGTTACTCAGTGGTCTTACCGTCACTGAAGGCGAATGGAATCACATCGTCGTAGCCACTCGATCTGACTCCCCTTATTGGAGATGTTGGCTTAATAACTCCGAGGCGTCTTCTCCCAATGCATTAGTAAATACGGTGAACGTAACTAGCACAAACTGCAATCTGGGGATGAATAATTACAATTTTGGAATGGCTGGAATTGCTAACGACGCCGCAGTCTGGAACACCGAACTAGGCGACTCCGATGTGGCGGCTCTTTACAACTCCGGCGTCCAAGGCATGGACGTGTCCACGGTTCAATCTGCGAATCTTTTGGGCTGGTGGAAGTTTGACGACCTTACAACGCTTAAGGACTACAGCGGCAACGGCGCAAATGCGACGGTGACCGGAACCTTTGCAGCCGCATCCTTCCCAGAAAACGCCAGCGGCTCGACTATCGTCGGTGACTTCTCGATGAAGCGGAAGGGTGTGAGTGTTTTGAATCCGACGGCGACGCCCTTGGTCACAGGCGTCATGCCAGGTGCTCAGATTGCGAATGATGGGTCGCTCAATATTGACCCAGCCAATGGGGGACACACGGTTTCTTTTTTCATTCGTGTTGAGATGGGATCAGCCTCCGGAGGCATGATGCTTGCTCCCGCCGCTGGCACATCAGGGGCAAATTGGCATTTTTGCTATTTCACATCGACAATCAACGCCGTCCCCCCGAGACTGCAAATTGGAGATGGCGCTACTACCTATCGGGACTACATTTGGCCAGCGGCTATAACCAACCCCGAAGAATGGCATCAACTCGCGTATACGGTTGACTTCTCAACATCTCCGACAACGTTTAGATTGTATCTAGATGGCGCACTGGTAAGCACTCAGGCAGCCTACACCCATTTAGCTATTGACTCAGGGGATGTTATGCACGTCGGAAACAATTCGTCAGGTACCCTCAATTTTCCTGGCGCGATTGCCTGCGTCAAAATGTATCAGACTAAACTCAGCGACGATGAAGTAGAGCAAATCTATCGATCAGACTTACGTCTCATAAAAGGACTAGCAAATGAGTAGCGGAACTTGGGTATATCTTTTAGTGCCAGTCGGCAATCTCGACGATGACCTACCATCGGCGGTTACTCGATACGACTATGAAACCTACCCGGACCCGGACCAACCACCGGTGACGGTTCATCCAACCTACCGAACCTCGGCGGAGTTTAACCGAGCCAATTGTGCTCTTGGTGCGAGCGATGGCGTTCACACCATATGGAAGTGTAACAGCCCAACGCTCATGGCAGGCGGTGACCTAGACCAATTCCGAGCCACCGGCTGGACTATCTACACGCAACCAGAAGCAGCAGAGTGGGCGGGGAACATCACGCCACCGGATGACGAGCCGTAATGGAAGCGATCGATCACGCGACGCTTGCCGGTTTAGTGGCGGCAGCAATTGCAGCGTTGAGAGCGTTTGAACGCTGGGCAGACAATTTCAAAGCTCGAAGCAATGGCGGCACCGTCTACGATAACGTCAAGCGTATGCAAGACCAAGCCGACCGGATTGAGGATGAGGTGAAGGACTTGCGGGACAAGATGCAGCGCACTCATCGAGATTTGTGCGAGTTTCGCGAGCAGTTCAACACATACACCGCGTATCGCAGGGGGCTTGATGATGCGCGTAAGGAGGGTACTAATGGTTAAAGGTAAGACTAACGGCAAGGCCAGTTCAGAGTATATCTTGGCACTGGTCGGTATGATTGGCGGTATTGTCATTGCGAGCATTGAAGGCTTTCAAGGCGAATCATCGTGGCTAACGCTTGCAGGCACGCTCCTAAGCGCCATTTGTGGTGCGAGCTATACTGCGAGTCGAGCAAAGGTAAAGGCTGCTCTAGCGGGCGCTGAGGCGGTTGCACAGGTGGGAAAGCAGGAAGCCAACTCACCGGACAAGTAACTCGTGCGTTGGCGCTCGTACCGAAAAGCAATGGCGGGCGCATCGACCTTGGGCTCGCTGCTGGCCCTACTGGGCTCCGGGGCACTCTGGATGCTGCTGCACGAGTTAATGACACCGTCGAACTCATCGC